ACTTTGGCATCAACAACACCAGTGGCAATGTTCAAACCGTACGTTACGGTTGGGCTAGAATAAGTTAATCATGATCATATCTGGTGTAACACTTGCCAACGTGGGATATGTGGTTGATGTAAAACCTGCAGTGGTCAATCTCGATGCGGCCAATTACTCAGCTATTCCTACCAACGGTAGCACAGTAGATGGCACAGGTGCTCATACCATAACTGTGCAAAATACCAACTCTAGAATGAGTTGGAACAGTGCCAACGGTGGGGTATTTAGAGTAACCAGTGCGGCCACTAACAGCACCGACTTCATGACAGTTGGCCCAAATTGGAGCAGTGGTACACAGGCATTTACTGTGGGCATGGCATACAAATGGAACGGAGTAACCGCTGGTAGATTGTTGAATGCAAACTCAGCAAGCCCGGATTTCCTCATGGGTTTGTGGGGCAGTGGCACCAATCGTATGAACATTGTGTTTAACGGAACATTCATTGGTTCAAATTCAGATGCGGCGGATACTGCTTGGCATTTTGTATGGTACACATGGAACGGGTCCAATAGTGCAAAATCCTATATAGCCACTAATACCGCTCCCGTAACAACTTACGGAACAGGTTCTACAGCAGGCGGTTTTAACGGATTGAGATTGTTTGGTAGATATTCTACTGCCACTACTGTCAGCGAACCGGTTGATGCTGACATTGGTTTTGTTAAAGTATGGGATACTGCCTTGCCGTTGGCTGATATACAAACAGAACACGCCACATACAAAGCACGTTTTGGATATTAACCTAACAACTTGACCTAGCATGAACTTTCCTATATAATAGTAGGATGCTAAACTCGATTCTTGACACAGTAAATGCATTGCTTCCGGTGCGACGTAAGACAAACTCAGTGTCGGGATGGACCAGTTTTAATGCCGTGTGCTGTCATCACCGTGGGGAGTCGCAAGACTCTCGAGGCAGAGGCGGCATTATTACCAATCCTACAGGTAGCATTAGTTATAGTTGTTTTAACTGCAATTACACCACCAACTACACACCAGGACGCCACCTAAACTACAAGTTTAGAAAGCTCCTGAGTTGGCTGGGTGCTGATGAAAACACCATCAAGCGGTTGGTTATTGATGCTATCCGTATCAAGGAGCTGGTAGAGCCCGATGCAGTGGAAGTAGTTCGAGAAGAAGTCGTCTTTAAGGCAAGGTCCTTGCCCGAAGAAGCACAGACACTCCATGCTTGGGAAACTTTTTACACATTGAGTGCAAATAATCCCGCAGTCACCAATGTACCCAATGCGTTTAACAATGCGGTGCTATATCCTGCTGGTAGATCGATAGATTTAACTCGGTATGATTTTTATTGGACTCCTGAACGGCAATACAATTTAGACAAACGAGTAATTGTGCCCTGTACTTGGCAGAACAAGATCATTGGATATACTGCCCGTGCCACACAAGATGATATCAAGCCCAAGTATCACAACAGTTATGAAGGCAACTATGTGTTTAATGTGGATCGACAACGACCCACTAGCAAGTTTGTCATTGTTGTAGAAGGACCGTTTGACGCCATGGCCATTGATGGTGTTGCTGTGTTAAGTAACGAATGTAGTGAAGTGCAGGCCGACATCATTGACAGCTTGGGTCGTGAAGTTATTGTGGTACCCGACGTGGACCGTGCAGGTATCAAGATGATTGATGCGGCCATAGAGTATGGTTGGAGTGTAAGTTATCCGGTGTGGCAAGAAACACACAAAGACGTCAACTCAGCGGTTATGGCCTATGGCAGACTGTTTGTGTTGAAAAGTATCCTAGAGGCCAAACAAACGAGTCGCTTAAAAATTGAACTGTTAAAGAAGAAATTAAATACTAACTTATGAACAAAGAATATTCAGCAGAACTCCAAAAGTTGTTTTTGGAAATGATGATGCAAGATGCCACCAGCTATGTGCGTGTGCAGAACATTTACAATCCGGAGAATTTTGATCGCAGTTTACGGGCCGTGGCGACATTTCTTAAACGGCATAGCGAAGATCACAAAACATTACCCAGTTACGAGCAGATTAAAGCAACTACAGGTGTAGACCTAAAGCCTGTGCCTGAATTAAATGCGGGACATTATGACTGGTTCATGCAGGAGTTTGAACAGTTTACTAAAAGACAAGAACTAGAACGTGCTATTCTAAAAGCCGCAGACATGTTGGAAAAGGGCGACTATGACCCTGTAGAAAAGTTAATCAAAGATGCAGTACAAATATCACTTACCAAAGACATGGGCACGGATTACTTTGCTGATCCTGCGGCTCGCATTAACAAGTACTTCAACTCGGGTGGGCAAGTAAGCACAGGATGGCCACAACTGGATCGACTGTTGTATGGTGGATTCAGCCGTGGTGAACTAAACATCTTTGCCGGAGGTAGCGGTAGCGGTAAGTCTCTGGTGATGATGAATATTGCACTCAGTTGGTTGCAAATGGGACTCAGTGGTGTTTACATCACATTGGAACTTAGCGAAGAACTAACAAGTTTGCGTACAGATGCCATGTTGACCAGTACTGGCACCAAAGACATTCGCAAAGACATTGATACTACCACAATGAAGGTACGCCTGGTCAGTAAGAAAGCCGGACAGTATCGTGTCAAGGCCCTACCAGCACAGAGCAACGTGAATGACATTCGCAGTTACTTGAAAGAAGTACAGATACAAACAGGCATTCGAGTGGACTTTGTTATGGTTGACTACTTGGACCTAGTTATGCCTGTTAGTGTCAAAGTCAACCCCAACGATCAGTTTATCAAAGACAAATATGTAGCAGAAGAATTACGTAACTTGGCCAAAGAACTGGGGGTACTACTAGTAACAGCAAGTCAGTTGAATCGATCGGCTGTAGAAGAAGTGGAATTTGACCATAGTCACATTGCCGGGGGTATTTCAAAGATCAACACCGCAGACAATGTGTTTGGTATCTTTACCAGCAGACAAATGCGTGAACGTGGGCGTTACCAAATTCAGTGCATGAAGTCGCGTAGTTCAACAGGTGTTGGACAAAAGATTGATCTTGAATACAACGTTGAAACCATGCGTATCACTGATCCTGGACTTGATGCCAACGAGGGAACTGGTCCAGCAAAAGTTTCTAGTATCATGAATCAGATAAAAAGTAAATCTGAATCTGCAGAAGATAAAGTTGAACGAGCCACGGGAACACCGGCATGGGAACAGGCTCCCAAGGTCACAGGCGAAGTCAACAGCAACAGACTCAAGAGCATGTTGGCCGGCCTTAAGAAAGCAGAATGAACTTGGTTTGTTTTTCCAATAACACCGCCGGCGGCCTGGTGTGTGATTTGTTCAATGGCGATCCTGTTAAAATGGATGGATACAAAACAACAGGTGTTGATCATTCGGTATTTAAAGTACTAGATTCTCCTACAGTACAACGTAAAATGCATATAGGTGCCTGGAATCATAGGGTAAAAGAGTTTGGTAATTCTAACAAATGGATGGGCACACACTATCATCCTAGTGCAATACCTAATCTTGATGAATTTACTAGAGTTATTGCAATAACCACATTGACCCGTAACAGCAAGTTGTATAGATGGTTGCGATACTACCACGGATGGTTTAAAAACAACAATCCAACTTGGGAAGAAACAGACGACTTAGAAGATATTGACAAAATTAGAGAATTAGCAAAAAACGTATTTGATGCATTTGAGCCACACCCAGGGTGTGAAAACGTGGAATTTGAAGATATAGTAAATGGCAACTTTGTTACAGAAAACAACCTAGACATTGATCAATTTTATGTTTGGAAAAATCACAACCCCTGGCTTTACCAGCTGGACAATTCGTGGGCTGAAAAAAGATTCAATGAAGCCGAATGGGAAATAAAAAATCACACACCCTACCAATACATATGAATACTGTATATACATTTGGCGATGGGTTTGCACTTGGACACATTTGGCCCGAATGGCCGCAGATCCTACAGGCGTTGATGCCAGACACACAAGTAGTCAATACTGCCGCAGTGGGCGCAGGACCTGAATGGCTGGTTTATAAGTTTGTACAAATACTACCGCAGAATAGCACAGTGGTTTTTCAGTGGCCGCAAGCAGATAGATTTGATAAATTACTTGAGGATCGAGCCTGGACTGATTTAGCAAATACAGATCCGGTGTATGATTTTAATCAGCGTGACGGATGGTGGTTATCTAGTGCCAGTAGAATGCCCAAGGTCAGGGAATACCACACCGAGTTTGTTCAAAGAAATCAGCACATAATGCGCCTGGCAACTTACCGAGAGTTAGTTCGGCACACCCTTGAAAATAATAACTGTAAATATTTGTTTACTACAACGCAAGAACAAAGTACGTATGCTCGTAAATTTACAGAAAATGTGCGACTAAACCAAGTGCAACCCAGCCCCATTGTACATTTTAAATGGCTAACTGAAATTGTAATTCCCGCCACTGGGCTAGAGATAGATCAAACTCGCAGTAGTAAACTTGAAAATCTTATAGTAAACCAGCAATGGGAACCGTTTTACTATGATAGGGACCAAGTATGGGATACTCTCTTAGAAGAACTAAACAATCCAGATACATAAATATACTAAATTGGAGCAAATCTTGCGTAAACAGACACGTAGTATCCTAGAAGAACTAGCCGGTATTAGCATTCAGCGCGATAAAGAAAGCATTATCGAAAGCCGTGCCAATAACGTGATTGCCAGTGCAATCAACCTGGTCAACTATATCAAGGAAAACTATGATGCTGAAACAGCTGACGAGCTTGAGCGTAGATTGTTAAACAGCATACGCAGTCAAGATCCGGCAAAATTCACAAGAAAAGTCCGTGGGCTCCGTGAAGCCGCTAATAATAAAAGAGACCAGATATGAAACTAGATAGCATCATTACACCAGAATTGGCTTTGTTAGAAAGCCTACAACGAGGCACAGACCCTGTAACCCACAAGAACTTACAAATCATGCACGAGAACTTTGTAGTGCCTTACAGCCGTTGGTTGAAATCACAGTATACCTTGTTAGAAGCAGAAATGACTGCTGACCAAATTACCCAAGCATTTGGCTACGCAGAAAAAATTGCCACAGCCGGAGGCGATAATCGTAGTATGTTAGGCAAAGGTGCAGATGTTGTAGGTGCAGGTGCCAAGGGAGCGGCAGATCTAGCAGTCAAGGGAGCCAAGGGCGCAAAAGACTTGGCCGCCAAGTTGGTACCACAAGCAGTCAAAGATAAATTCACCAAGAGCCTGCCCCCAGCTGATGCAGGTCCAGTTGCGGGCTTTGAGCAAAAAGCCACACAGGCCATTGCAGGCATCCAAGATCCCAAGGCCAAACAAAGCCTTATGGACAAGATCAAAATAGGTTTACAAAACCCTGCTACACAACAACTTATCATGGTGGGCGTGTCGGGTATTGCTGGAGTTATTGCCAGTACTGCCACAGCCGGCATTGGCGGATATGCTGGAGCGGCCGCGGCCGGTGCTATTACTGGTTCATTGCTGGGAGCCATTAATGCCAAGATGCAGGGTAAAAGTTGGGGCGACACCGGAAAGGCCGCACTCAAAGGTGCCGCTCTTGGCGCGGCAGGCGGACTCATTGGTAAAGGTGTTGCTGATGCAGGCTCGGCCGCAATTGATGCAGTTAAGGGTAGTAATACTCCAACGGGTCCTGCGGGCGCACCAGGAGCGCAAGACGATGCAACTGGGGTAGATGCCGCAGTGCAGAAAAATGCAACAGATGATTGGCAAAAACTTGCACAAAAAGCAGATGGTTTAGCATTGGCCGCCAGTGGTAATTCTTCTAATCCAGACGGAACAGCATCACCTGCAATGGCAAAATACATGCAGGCTCAAGCTGACTCCCAAGCCGCTTATAATAAAATTAATCCCACCGATGGTTATAATGCCCCAATGGATGGCGACACGGCACCCAAAGTACGTGCTAACTTAGACCAATGGCGAGCAGATAATACAGCAGGCGCCGGCCCCCTTGATGGCGGCACACCACACACAACAGCAGACGGACAAGTAATCCCACCGGGTGCAAGTCAGCGCGGTAATACTATATATAATAATTCAGATCCTGCGGATCCCAATGTCATGGCTGACATCAAAGCCAAGCAGGATTATTATAAAAATGATCCAGCAGGTCAAGCAGAATATGCAAAAATAATGGCTCCCGACAGAATATCAGATGGACCATCTGCACCTATTAACGCCAATGCCGGACAACAACAAGTTGACTTGAACAACATGGTTCAAAACAAAATTGACACAGGTGCTATTCCAGCACCACAAGGTGCTACACCAGCAGATACCGGTACTTCCGCGGCACCAGCCGCAGGATATAAAGAAGTAACTCCACAAGGTGATGTTGTGGGACAGCTCAAAGACTTAGTGGGGCAAGGTTATCAAGTACAACGAAGCCAAACAGATCCTGGGTCTATTGCGGTATTTGACAAAGACGGAAACCCAATGCAAACTCTTAAAGTTGGTGGGTTTAATGCCAGCAGAATGTCTGCGGCCGCCAACGGTATCTTATTAAGATCAGGTCATAGTCCTGTACCTGCAATCAACGAAAACGTTGACTACGAACTAACAGCCCGTATGTGGGCATTGCGTAATCGAGTGGGCAAGCCTTACAGCAAGATCCATATGACAGAAGCCGCGATTAGACGTGCTTTTGTGTTGGCGGCTTCTAGTCAGTTGAACGAAGGGCCAATGGATTGGATTAAAAAGAAAGCCGGACAGGCCGCTGACTTTGTAAAGACCAAAGTTGGTAATGTAACAAACAAGATCACAGCAGACAAACTACAACAAGCCTGGACCAAAGCAGGTAGTCCAACTGACTCTGTTGAAGTAGGAAAAATCATGGCCGCCAATGGTGTGCCACAAGACTCAGTTGATCAAATATTGAAAAACATGGGCGTACCCAATACACCAGCCGCCCCAGCAGGTGCAGACGCAGGTGGAGCAACACCGCCAACACAGGCGCCCACACCAGAAGCTCCCCCAACACAAGATCCAGCACAAGCAGGCGGAGCAACACCACCGGCAAAAGCTGGAGGTCGAGACATTCCTGTGGATCCATCATCAGTTGCACCACCAGATGCTAAACAAGGTGCAGGTGGAGCACCAACTCCCCCAACACAGGCGCAAGCAGGTGGAACATCTACACCACCTGGTAATAAAGAAATTGCACAAGGTGCAATAGCCAAAGCTCAAGACAGTTCTAAAGGAACTACAGGTAAACCAGCAACCGATATTACAGGTACTATACAAAAAGGTGCAGAAGAATTACAAGGTATCACTGGTGCTATCAAAGCTGGCCAAGGCATGGGCACAAGCGGTACAAGTTTGATGCAACCACGTGATGGATCTAGCACAGCCGGAGAAGTTAAAATCAAAGACGAAAAAGGCCAAGAACACGCTTATAAGAAAGTTGGACAAAAATGGTACGACAAAGATAACAAAGAAGTACCACTAGCTATAGCGGCCATGTTAGATAAACAAGCACAACAACAAGCCGCACTAGGCAAAGACAAAAACGCCGCACCGCTTGCAGGTCCGCAAGGCGAAATACCTGGTGCTAAACCACCGGTACCTGCCAAACCAGGTGCAACACCTCCCGCTACAGCAGGAGCAACAGCACCTGCACCAGCAAAACAAGAGCCAGTTAAAATTGGCGGCCAGACATTAGATCCTAAGAATCCTGCTGATAAGAAAATTATTGATCAGGTGCAAGCTCAGCAAGGCGCCGCACAAACCCCGCCTGCCGCTACACCTGCAACTCCTGCAACTCCTGCCACAGCTCAACAGCCAGGAGCAACACCTCCTGCTAAACCAGGTGCACTAGATCCACGCGATCTTAACAAAGATGGCACAGTTGATGCAACAGAAAAATCTATTGCTAGAAACCAGGCCAAGACAGGCGCTCAACAACCGGGTGCCGCACCTCCTACCGCACCTCCTGCCGCAACTACAGCACCAGCCGGTCAGAGCCCCGAAGACATTCGCAAGGCCAAGCAAGCTGATGCCGCAAAAGCGGCTCAAGCACAGATGACTGCTAAGCCAGTGCCTGCCGCAACAACACCTGCTACAGAGCCTGCCACTACAGCTGAACCTGTACCGGGAGAAACCCCTGCACAGACAGTGGCAAAGACACGCACAGGTGGCAAAGTTGCAGGACAAGTAAGTCAGACTCCCAATGCTATTCGCAAGCGTGATGCTAGGGCGGTGGCCGCACAAGCTAAAACAACAGGCAATGATGTAATGGGACGCATGGCCAAACAACTAGGCGCCGCACCTGCAGGCGGTCCTGCACAGGTAGAACCTGCCGCAACTCCTGCCGCTACACCAGACTTTAGCAAAACAATGACTGGCTATGGCAAAACAACAACAAATGCACCTGCTGGTGTTCCTACTCCAACAGTCACTCCTGCTGTACCCGCTACTACTAATGCTACAACAGAGCCTGTAACAACCGCTCCCAAAGTAAAAAGAAGTGTAACAGGAGATGTGCCGGTTCCTGATAACTTTGGAAAACAACTACAAACAGCCGGCATTGACTTTAGTGCAGTGTTATTACGCAAAATGAAACAAATTGTATGATGTTAACTGAAGGTGGAAATATATTTAAAAATGCCGAGGGTGCTGAACTCACTCGCCGCATTACTCGTGCTGAAATTCCCACCACCATTGCCTGGCTAGAAAAAATTACCGGCTTAGATTTCAGTGAAGAACGCGACGAAGAAGATGTTCCTACCAAATGGCTAGGAAGCACTGGACGCAAAGACGACAGTGGAGACTTGGATCTAGCAGTTGACGACAAAGCCATTACTAAAGAAGTATTAGCAGATGTACTAAGCCGTTGGTGTCAGCAACAAGGTATTCCCGCTGAGCAAATACGCAATCGTGCCAAAACAAAATCGGGCCCTGCTTGGAAAGAGGGTTGGATAGAGTTAACTGGTGACAGCGTACACTTTAAGACACCCATCAACGGCAATGCTAAAAATGGATTTGCACAAACAGACTTTATGTTTGGTGATCCCAAGTGGCAAGCATTTGCCATGAAAGGTGCTCGTCAAGGCGATCAGTATACTGGCATGAGCAAACAAGTCATGTTGTCTAGTATAGTTAATGCTGTTGCTCCTGAACTGAAGTGGAGTTACAAACATGGTCTGGTTGATCGTGCTACTAATCAGACTATAGAAGGCGGCAAGGATCCACAGATGTTGAGCCAAGTAACAGGTATTCCCCTGGCTAGTTTGATGTCAGCAGATAAAATCATTGCGGCCATACAACGGCGTCCCGACTACCAAACAATCATTGCCGCGGCCCGTGAAACCCTAGGCAAGAGTGGTATACAACTTCCAGAATCGGCACCTGCTACTGGATCAGCAAACTGGTTCCGGGTGATGGCTGATCGCATATGAAATTAGATTTTTTAGATTATATATTTGAGGCCGGTGAAGGTCCTCGTATTCCCCACCCCGAGGACAGTATCTTTGCAGGTAGTGCGGCCGCCACCAAATCCATTGGTGCTTTAAAAGAAATCATTGCCAATCCTGGCAAAGGCAGT